CAGGAGAAAAGAATGGCAGAGTTAGAAAATAACCTAGAAAGTGCAATAGAGGAAGGTGTTCAACCTGATTCTAAAGCTGAAAAAGGTGACTCAAAACCTATGAAACAAGGTTCATCCGACGCCGCTAAAATTGAAAGTGGTAAAGGTGAAGTCGTCAAACCTGAAGAAAATCCTGTTGACAAAGCTGTTGCATCAGTAAAAAGTGCAGAGAAAGGAACCAAAGAGGTGAGTGGAGACGCTCAACAAAAGGGTGAATCTCCTGCAGAGAAGCAACCACAATTGAAAAAAGTTAAAGAAGGCGAAGATTCTGAAAAGGATACTCCTTCTAAAATGGAAACAATTAAGGCAATGGTCAACGCAATGAAGGGAATGGATAAAGAAAAACTTCAGGCAATGTACTCTAAAGTCAAAGATGACGAAGAGGAAGTTGACGAATCCTTAACTAAGGCAGAAGTCGCAAGACAAATCGTTGAACTTATGAAAAAGAAAGACGATGAAGATGTTAAGAAAGTAATGTCAGAAATGGACGATTCAGAAGAAGATGATGTCGAAGACGAAGATGATGACGAGGAAAAAGTAGATGAAGAAACTTCTGCTAAACTCGAATCAAGTTTGTTAGAGATGGAAATCGATGACGACCTATCTGCAATCTCAGAAGCATTAGACTTATCAGAAGAAAATACTGAAAAGGCGAGAACAATCTTTAAAGCTGCAGTATCTTCAAAAGTATCTGAAATCAAAACAGAACTTGAAGAACAATTTAACACAAATTTAAAAACCTCAACAGAAGAAGTCAAACAAGACCTTGCAGAAGCAGTGGACAAGTATATGACTTATTGTGCAGAAGAGTGGACGAAAGAAAACGAACTTGCAATCGAAAGAGGTTTGAGGTCAGAAATGACAGAAAACTTTATAGAAGGATTAAAAACATTGTTCGTAGAACATTATGTTGACGTTCCTGAAGATAAGTATGATGTTATTGACGAACTCGCAAATCGTCTCGATGAGATGGAAGCGAAACTTGACAGTGAAGTATCTAAAAATATGGAAATTGTTGAGGAGAACGACCAACTTAAGAGAAGTAACGTGATAGAAGAGGCCTGCAAAGACCTAACTGAATCACAAACGGAAAAAATGGTTTCATTATCAGAAGGTGTAGACTTTTCAGACATCGAAGACTTTCAAGAGAAAGTTAACGAGTTGAAAGAAGCTTACTTCCCAATTGAAGGTGAAACGATGGCAGAAGAAACTATTGAAGTAGAAGGAATTGGAACTTTAGAAGAAGAAACATCTTCAGAAAAGGTTTTAGACCCAACTATGAATAAGTACGCTACTGCTTTGAGAAAACTTAAACCATTAGGTTAATTTAAAGGAGAAACTTAAATGTTTTTATCAGAAAACTTACAAGAAAAGTGGCAACCGATTCTAGAACACTCCGATTTACCAAAAATCGAAGATAACTACAAACGTGCTGTTACTGCTGTAATCTTAGAAAACCAAGAGAACGCTCTCAACGAAGAGAGAACTACCCTTGAAGAGGCAGCACCTTTAAATGCTACTGGAAGTTCTGCAATTAGTAATTGGGACCCAATCCTAATCTCACTAGTACGTAGAGCTATGCCAAATCTCGTTGCTTACGACATTTGTGGTGTTCAACCAATGACAGGCCCAACTGGTCTTATCTTTGCTATGAAAGCAAGATATAACGACTATCCTTCTGCTGGAAGGGAGTCACAATCAGAAGCATTAGGTATTAACGAACCTAGAACTGGAGAGTCCGCTACTAACGGGCCTAACGGTTCTGCAGGTGTTGATGCTGACCCATCTGGCGACCCATTCGCTAGTGCATATGCAACTGATACTTCAGGCGGAATGTCAACTGCAAACGCAGAAGCTTTAGGAGATTCATCTTCTAACGCATTTAACGAAATGTCTTTCTCTATCGAGAAAGCTACAGTTACTGCTACATCCAGAGCATTAAAAGCAGAGTACACACTCGAACTTGCTCAAGACTTAAAAGCAATCCACGGTCTTGATGCAGAATCAGAACTTGCAAATATTCTTTCATCAGAAATCCTTGCAGAAATCAACAGAGAAGTTGTTAGAAATGTAAACTTACAAGCTAAAACAGGTGCATCAGCAACTGCAGTTAGTGGTACATTCAACTTAGATGTAGATGCAAACGGAAGATGGTCAGTAGAGAAGTTTAAAGGTTTGTTATTCCAAATCGAAAGAGAAGCTAACGTAATTGCTAAAGAATCACGTAGAGGTAAAGGTAACTTTATCCTATGTTCTTCAGACGTTGCAAGTGCTCTTTCAATGGCTGGTGTATTAGATTACGCACCTGCACTTTCAACTAACTTGAACGTAGACGATACTGGTAATACTTTTGCTGGTGTTCTAAACGGAAGAGTTAAAGTATACGTTGACCCATATGCGGCTTCAGACTACTTAACAGTTGGTTATAGAGGTACTAACCCTTATGACGCAGGATTATTCTATTGCCCATACGTTCCATTACAAATGGTTCGTGCAGTCGGTGAGAATACATTCCAACCAAAAATTGGTTTCAAAACTAGATACGGAATGGTATCTAATCCTTTTGTCGGTGCTACACCTTCAAACGGACTTGCATCCAATGGAACGAACTTCTATTACAGAAAGATGGCAGTGTCTAACATTCTGTAAGACGAAAGTCTCATTACCTTCGGGTAATACTAAAAAGGTCTCTTACGAGACCTTTTTTTTTGTTTAGTGACTTCAATCGTTCAATGTCTAGGGAATACCCTATTCTTTACACCGTGTCCTTCTAGTGAGGCCTTACCTCAATTTTATCTAGGTCAATAGGTAGTGACCATAAAGAAATTCGTTTACCACACAATCCCAATTCGTCAAAAATTTCAAGTGTTTCTCTGTTCGGATTCTATCCACACCTCACGATTATATGCCACGTCTTAATTGACTTTAACAGTGTGGAACACCTTTTCTATACGGAACAACCTCTCACAACCATCTTACTTCCGTCTCGATTTCCTACTTTACTAGTATACCAAAAAGTTGGGTGCATTGTCAACCTAAATATAAGGTACAATGATGTACATTACACATACACACACAGGAGAAAAATATGAGTAATTCAACAAAATCGGGGTTCGAAATCAGAGCCGACTTATTATCACAAGCAGAGGGTCTTTTGACTCAAAACTATCAGAGGGAAGTTGACGCTATCTATATGCATAACGAAAACAATCCTAACAATAAGAAACCTTTACCTCTAAGAGAAATCACTGGTGAAGAAGTTATTGTGACTGCAAGAATGCTAAATGAGTTTGTAACCGAAAAATAACTATAAATAGTATTGTGGGGTGGAATGTTCCACCCCCCTTAATGAGAAAGAAATGACAGATTATGAAAGAACAGTAAAAGTTTTAGAGGGCCCTTGGTCTTCCAAAGCATTTCCAAATGGTGAAGAAACAACAGAAGGAATTATCAGTAGAAGAATCACTACACTATACGAACAAGACGGATACCTATGTGAAGAGGTCGTCACTAGAGAGTATAGAGAAAATGATTATCACGATACTTCAACAAACAAGAGAGTAATGAAACTAAATGGTTGATATCAACAAATCAATTCTTAATAAGAATAACTTTAGACTATTAATAGATAAGGTTCCTACTGTAGAATATTATGTTAGGACAGTAAACATTCCTGGCATTCAGTTCACAGAAACATCTTCTGCTACTGGTATCGGATTGGATGCATTTTTCCCTGGCGATAAAGTGTCCTTTGATACACTAGATGTGACATTCTTAGTAGATGAAGATTTAGAAAACTTTAAAGAAATCTATGATTGGATGGATTCAATTGTTCCAATCGCAGACCCATCTGCATATGAAGCATATGTAGAATCGGTTAAGACTGGTAGTGGAACTTATAGTGCTGTTAACAATGATTTAAATCAATATAGTGATATAACATTGGTTATGAATACCAATAAAAACC